TTAGTTTTATACACACAATCGCTTTCATATTGCAAGTAAACTGTCTATTTCTGCAAGTCTTTTAAGAAGCTTTTCACGCTCCACTTTTAAGCTTTCCACGTCTATATCAGATACGAGTTTAACGCCCTCGTGGTCTTTGATTTTGCTATAAATCGTTTCAGGAACACCTTTTACACGAACGATTGTGTTCTTATCAGCCGCTATTCTAGGACTTTTGGCAGAGCCACCCGAAGTGGCAAAGCCACCGTTTATAAGCATTGCATTGTCGGAGAAAATAACCTCTCTGTCACGATAAAGTCTTTTCAGAACAACGATTGAGCCAACTCTGATTTCTCCGTCCTCGTAACCCTCAGTATAAGTGTCGAGGTCAAGATCTACTGTGACAGTGCTAACCGCACCAAGTTCTCCGCATTCACCATAGCATTCGATGAGTAACGCCTTGACAGCTTCCTTGTTCTCCTCTGGGAAGACCCAGCAAGGGGCGTTCCACTTGCCCTGTATCTGCTTTGCCCCTGCGACAAAGCTCTTGTTATACGGACTGTTTACCTTGATTGTCTCGTTTTCAACTACAACTTTCATGTTTTATCTCCTATTATATTATATTACTTCTTATTGTCAGGTATCTTAGCCCACATTTTCTCTCGATAAGCCAACTCTTGGCTATAGGTTTTATGCCATTGCTTATCCAGTTCTTTTCGTTCCTCAAGCGTAAGACTTCTACCCTCATCAATAGCCTTATAAAAGGCGTCATCATAAATCTTTTGAGCTTTGTCAAAAGCTCCAATTGGATTGTATTTTCTGTTAATTTCTCTCCGCTTATTTTCGCTGTGGTTTACCCACAAATAGATAATAAGCAAAATTATTGTAGCAAGTAACATTGATTATTCCTCCTCGTCCAACTCATACTCGTCATAAGTTTCTTCATTATTTCTGATATTGTATACAATATCCTCATCGGGATATGCTTCTTTAAAATAACACTGTAAGTCATCGGGTGTTGTAGCTATATAGATTGGTTCATAACTGCCCTCAAGCTTACTGCCTTTGATAGTTTTTCCGTCAACTTTGAACTCAGCAAGAGATAAGCTAATCTCACGCTCCAGCGGTGCGGTTTCAATGCCGTCTCCGTTAATTAGGTTTTCGATAGTCTCGCCCTCGTCCTCGTTTATCTTTTCACATTCAGCAACGAAATAGACTTCACATCTAAAAAAACGCCTTGTTGAAAACACTGTAAAATTAGTTATGTTTATAATATCTGAATGATATTTCTTCAATTCTGCTAAAGCTTCCACCTCGCTATCATAGATCTTAATAGGGTTTCCTATGTTTCACACAAAGAAACTATATCAAACAATCTCTCAGGGAGCTTCCTTAACTCTACTCTTGACTCGAAAATTCCATATTTCATACAAATTTCTCCTTTGTTTAATTAATTATACCACAAAATTCCTCATTAGTCAACTAGAATTTTGTCGAAAACGTCCATAAAATCGGACAGTATGGCTATTTTTATTAACCACGTTTTGCACTCATTATCAGTATAGCCGTTACACTTCATTTGTGCGATATGTAATCTAATACGCTCGTTCCGTTCCAACGATCTAATACGCTCCATAAGACGCTTATCAGGGTGCTGTACTACCATGTTATTCTGCTTTTCTGTCATTTTAAATTCCTCCTTAAAAGTATGGTTTTATTCTATTCCAAATAACTTGTTACCACGTTCTATTTTCTTAATAACTCCTCTTTTTGTCATCTCTGTTATTTCAATTCCACCATTTGAAAAGCCTACCCATATTTCCCTTGGAGTTCTCCAGCCGTTACACGTTAAAAAAGTAACTACTCTGTTTATTTGTGACAAATGTTTCCCGTCATTTGGTATTTTCTGTACATTCATTGATATTGTACCTCCTTATTCAGCAATATTTCTTATAACTTTCCACCTACCACGATAGAATTTTACGCTTAAATCGTCCATAAATTTCTCCGTTTTAGTGTTATAAATTCTGTTATCCTCAGTAATGATATAGTTCTTTGAATAATAATATTCATTAATCATCTTTACCAAATCTTCTCTAGCACCTGTTGACATAATAGTTTTAGTTTTCATTGTTATTCACCTCAATTCACGCTCCAAACATTCAAACAGATAACGCCCTTGTTATCAGCATAAACGTTATCAATGCTCGATACTTCCGCACAGTTCATATCTTCTGGAATATCTCCATAATCTCCGTCATAAACAATTTTCTCCCCAGCGTCCGACCATATTTGAATGTGTTGTGCATCAGGATCAATGAACATTTCCATAAATTCTTGTACTGTCATAGTTAAATAACCTCCTCTTTAATGTCAACAACTCCATAAGGCTTATCATTCCTGCCCTCAAAATAGGCATCACACTCACTGATTATACAGCCCTTTTGATATGGATTAAGGTCATTCACATTCATCTTTTCTCCGTTTACATTAAATAATTCATATCTATCTTCAGTTATACCACGTCCATAAAGAGTAAATGTACCTTTAAATTCAGATAATGTACCCATAGCAAAAATCTCATCAATTTCCTTGTCAGTGAGATTATTTCTCTTCAATTCGTTCCGCAGGTATTGCGAGTCATCAATAGTAAATGTTACCTTGCGTGTATTTCCGTATTTGTCCATTGTCTTATTCCTCCTCATCGTCATCTATATGTTCGAGTTCATCAGCGACTTTCAATAAAAATTCCTTTATACTATCGGCATCATTGATTAATACTCTTATGCTGTCAGGCACTCCTCTTTTTCCTCTTAAATCAATCCACATTTCAGCGTGTTCATCAGCGTCAAAATCATCAGCCATTTCTTTAAATGCTCTTACGAAGTCTTTAGATGTGCCGTCATAAAAAACAGTTTCAACAACATCTTCTCCAGCATCGGAATAAAATTCTACATCGTGACAAAATTCATTATTGCCAGCTTCATATTTCTCCGATAATTTAACCTCATTGTTTCCCAAAACCTTAGTAATCTTTTTGTTTAACATAATAAGACCTCCGTTAATATATTTTTCCATTGCTATACATATAAATGAATGATACTCTTTGCAAGTATCTCCCTTACTCCGAGTATATAAGAGGGGAATAATTCCCCTCAGAATGTTAAATCAATCCATTTTCTTTGAACTCTCTTATCAGTCCGTATTGTGTGCCAAGCTTTCTAAGTTTATCTTGTATTTCAGCTAATTCCGCATAGCTTATTGAGCTTTCTGACAAATCAGCTTGTAATTGTATTGCAAGTTCTCTTGTTCTTGCTTTTCCTTTTGTGTATTTATTACTATTCATATAGTCAAGCCTCCTCATCGTCAAGACCATCGTCAATAAGGTCATCAATTTCCAGCTCATAGCATAGGTCATTTAAGATCGCTTCTTGAGCAGCTACATAACGATAAACTTCACGCTTTTTAGTGTTCTTTTTATCGTTATTATATTCCCTGTCTGCCTGCTCAAGTGCTTCCGCTGTCTCATTGTACATTCTTATTATAATTCCGATCATTTCCTCTTTTGTCATGGTTAATTCCTCCTTATAATTACTCATATGATACAGTTTCAAACACGTTGCCGTTTCTGCCTTTTCAATTTTCCCACCAATTCCATAACATCTTTAAACAATCATCAATGTTTGTGTTTGTGTCGCACTCCTTTTCACGTTCTTCCATTTCGATCATACTATCAATTCTTGCTTGCGCATTTCTATGCTGCCAAGATATAGGCTCATTGCCCTTGCTCCTATTTTCCTCTACGGTATATTTATGTCCTCTATATTCGTATTCCAGTTCTACAATATCGTCATTAAAATTTCTATACTCATAACGGCTCAAAAATTTTGCCTTACAGCGACTATTTCCATATTTGTCTATTGTTTTATACCTCCTTAAAACAAGTATTTTATTCATACCAAGTGTTATTCTCGGGGTATTCCTTATCTTTTAATCTTACCGGCATAAGTAACATAAGCTGACTATTATATTTATTTTCCTCAATATTCTTTAAAACTATAGGTTTC